GTCCCTAGATACGAGGGCTCTATCCTTCCGACGTTCGAGAGGTTGAACAGATGCGTGTCCACATCGAAGGTCGAGCCATCATCTGCCGTGCCGGTCTCGAGAGCAATCCAGTCCGCACCGCAGGTGTCGGCGTTGTGTTCGATGAGCGCGTAAGCGTCAAGGGAGTGTGCGGCCCCGAGGTCAATGACTATCCTGAGCACAACGCTCGATGGGATGAGTCGGTCCAGAGTCGCCTTGTCGTTCGGCGTCTCATTGAGGACGCGCTCTGTGTTTTCCCAATAGACGTGCGCCGACTCGATTGAGCCTTGTCTCGCCTTGTCGCGACTGAGCACAATGCCGTTCATCCCACGAGCTCCCCGAGCTCTAGCTGGCTCGTGTAGACGCCTCCGGGCAATCGTTCGCTGACAGGTCGGCCCAGGAGTCTCACCGGGTATGCCTCGTAACCGTTTGATGTGTTGCTAGCAGTCGGCGCGTAGATGACAGAGCGAGCACCACCGTCCTGTGTGTCGTAGATGGTCACAAGCTCATCGCGAAGGTCGCTTCCATGTGCTTTCCAGACGAGCCTGTGTTCCCTGAACGCAGGACCGCGCCGTGCTCGCACGATACCGGCTTTCTTTGTTTCGCCGATTGCTACCTGGTCATCCCATCGCTCTTCGGTCGGGAAGTCCGGTGTATCATCGAACTCGTAAAGAGTGCCCGCGAGATAGATTATGCTGATGCGGAACCCGGAAGGCGGATTCGCGAACCTGGCCCGCCAGTATCGCTTTGTCCGCGTCGGTGCGAAAAGAAGACATGGCTGAAGGATTGTGCCCTCAGACGGGCTCGAGATAGTTGCGGCAGTCGTGTCGAAGGTGTGGCCATTGTCTGCCTCCCCGACCTCTAGCGTGGCGGTAGAGCATTGACCGACGATGTTCACGAGTCCCCAAGCCTGGACCTCAATGGCTTCGCCCAAGTCGATGTAGAGGTCCTCGATGGAACCAGGTGAGGATTGAACCTCCCAATAGGAGAGCGGGTTGTCATCCTCGAGGACGAGCGTTCCCGTCCCGTTCGAGGACCCGGAGTAGAACATATCATCGAGCCACACCCGATTGTTGTAAGCTATCATCCCGCGCACGCTGTTACCTCGGCAGTCTATCGTGTCGCTCGGCTTCGCGTATCAGTCGCCCGAGCTCGCCCGACCGAACCATGCGCCTGAACGTCGCCGCGTCTGGCGTTGTCACCTGAAGGGGCCTGCCGCCGCTCGACTGATTGAGAAACCGTCCGAGAGACGATTCGAGCCGACTCTCGAGCCCGCCGTTCTCCCACTCGTTCGCCATCCGCTCCATGCGGTTCGTGAGACTCGGAGTCAGGAACGTCTCGCCCGGCACGGTCATCACCGGAATCGTGTCCAGGCCGGTCACGCCGCGAATCCCGGACCGCATGACCGTCCCGCCACCTTGCCCCCCTGCCATGCTTTGCGTGGTCCCGATAATGTCGGACTCTACCGTGCCTCCACCTCCAGCGAAGAGCCCGCCAATCCCCGCGAGAGCGCGTGCGATAAGAGCCCTGAGAATGATGCGCCACAGAAGCTCGAGCACCGCCTCTGCAAAGCTCTGCCAGTCCTCGAACATCCCGTCAAGCATCTCGGCCTGGCCGGACGCGATGAGAGCGAAGGCATCCACAGACGATGAGAGCACGCTTCCGAGAGCGTTCACGGCGTTCTTCTCCCAGGTGCCGAACCGCTCTCCAAGCCGGTCGAGCTCTTCGGCGAACGCCGAGACCTCATCGCTCCCTTCCCCAAAGTCCTTCCACCAGGCTTCTTGATGCTCCGTTACCCACGAAGTATCAACCGCGTCTGGCTCGAGCTCGGGTCGGTCGAGCATTTCAGCCCGAGCCACGTCCCACGCCTGCATCTGGCGGGTCCACTTTGCGTAAGCGTCAGCCGCATCACGGGCCGATGCCGCGTCGTCCTTGTTCTTGCCTGTTCCGTCCTCGGTCGCGTCGTTCTTGTCTTTCGTGACGCCCAGGAGCTCATTCAGGTGCTCCTTCAGAAGATTGAGCTCTGTCTGTTCGAGGTGGAGCGTGTCGAGAAGCTGAAACACTTTCGTCCGAGCCATCTCCTGACCGTTCACGAACTCTTCTATGCCCCGGTTCAGGTAGGCAAGGTCTCGCTCGTACTGTTCTATTTCAGCCTGTACCTCGGGGTCATACGCAAACGGCTTGAGCTTCGCAATCTTCTCTTCGAGGACTCTCCGTCTATCCTGAAGCTCGAGAATGTGCTCTGTCGTATGGCCGTATTGTCCTGTGATGCGGTCTAGACTTTCGCTGGCCTCTTTGACTTCCCTCTGAGACTCGGCAATCCGCTTGTAGTATTCGTCGATGACAAGCTGTTTCGCGATTGCCATAGCGTCATTGTAGCCCTCGAGGGCTTCGGTGTTCAGGTGGAGTATCCGCCCCTCGCTGTCAAACGCCTCAACGGCTTCTGGCACCTTCTCGGCGAGTGCTTCCATGACCTTGTTCAGCCGCTCGTGCTCTTCGGCAGATTTCCCCGGCCTCCCTTCTAGGTCCTTGTATTCCTCCAAGAGCCCGTTGAACTCTTCCTGGTCTGCCTCTGCCGCCTTCGCTTGTTCATAGAGAGCTTCGTTCGACAGTCTCGTGTCCGCCGTGAGCTTCTGCACTACGCCGGTGAGACCTACAAGCCCCGCCGTAACACCAACAAGTAGGGCACCGCCCGGACCGATGAGTGTCAACACCGCGGCAAGAGCTCCGAGTGCGGCAACGAGTCCCGCTCCACCCAGGAGCGTCGCAGTCACCTTCGGATTCGCCTCCGCAAAATCTGTGACGGCGGTTATCACGGGATTGATGTTCGACAGCAAGTCACGATATGCGGGCGAGAGAGCATCGCCGACCGTAGCGCGGAGCATCTCCATGTTCGCTTGCTGTTCCGCTATCTCGCCGGTGAGTCCCGCACTCGCTTTCTTGGCATCTCCGGCAACGGCTTCCCACTCCTTCAGCGTCCCGAGATATGTTGCTTGGAGCCGCTCCGCTCGAGTGAGCGAACCTGCCCCCTTCCCGATTTGCTCCGCGTATTCCCCCCACATCACGCTCAGGTTCTTGGTGAGACCCACGTTGTCCACCAGGACCGACTGCTCGTTCTTGAGTCCCTGTGTCGCTCTCTCAATGGCGTCGCCCATCGAGAGTTGTCCTTGCCGCCCAAACGCGGCAAAGTCCTTGAGTGCGCGAAGCATCTGCTTCGACTCTTCGAGACCATAGCCCGCCAGAAGGAGATTCTTCAGAGCGTTCGTCGCGTCTGCGAGCGGCACAAGTCCATCGGAAACGTATGACTCTATGAACGCTTGTGCCGTGTCGAAATCCTCTCCCGCATACTCGACCGCGGAACCTAGACCGAGCATGGACGCCTGCAATCGCGAGCTACTATCAATCGCCTGACGCATGAACGGAATCGCCCGCCCGAACGTCAGAGCGATTGCCGCGCCCGAGAACGCACGCTTCATGCGCTCTCCCGCGGATTCCGTTCGTGTTGCGAGACGGTCTACGTCATCACCGACCTTCCGAGTAACCGCGCTTACTCGGTCGCCTTTCGCATCAACCAGAATCTCGATGACGTAGTTGGAACCAGCAGGCATTACCGCTTCCTCCGTCTACTCTTCCACGGTCGGAACCTCGACCTGTCCCGGGACCTCGCGATTGCCTCTTGCTCAAGCCCCCACTTGAGAATGGCGACATTGAGCATGAAGTCCAGGAGAGAATCGCTACGTTTCAGAATCTCCGTTGGCAGGAGCCCGTATGCTTTCCCCATCTCGTGCAGAAGCACGCCCTGATTGCGAACGAAAGGGCGCAAGGAGCCTCGCAATCGCGACCCCGAGACCGTTGTGCTCGAACACCGCCTGCATGAGCTCACCCAGGTCCGTCGGCGGCAGGCTCCGTTGAAAATCTCCGACGCGATAATCGTCCTCGCCGAGCTCTTCGTCCGGCGTGCCGTCCTCGACGATGTTCACCGTGACCCACGGTTTCTCGCTGTGCCTCATCTCCCGCACACACTCGACCAGGAGAGCCTCACAAAGCTCAACGGACGACGGGGCGTCCTCGTTGATAGCACAGGCTTCCTCATCCGTGATTGCCTCGCCCTTCATGGCCTTGAAGGTCGCGCTTGCGAGCTCCTTCGTCAGCGTCCCGAGAGGAATCGCTCGCGCACCTATCATGCGGTACGGTCGCGCCCGCGTGATGCGAACCTCGAGACCGCTCTCGGAGAGCGGAACGTCCCGAACCGCTCCGCTCCCGAGTAGCTCCCGGATGTATGACTGCCCAGGCATCGAACCTCCCTTCCTACACGCTTGACACGGTGTTAGTGAGCGAGACTGAGATGTCATTCTTCGCGTCGGTCGCGAAGCATCGGAACGTCGCACCCATCGTGACCGGACCCGCGTCCGGCACCTGCGGCGGTCGCTCGACGAACTTGCCGTGAAGCGCCATCGCGAGCTCGTAAGCAGAGCCGTTGATAGCCGCACCGGTCCAGGTGAAGATGAGGTCGCCCTCCGTCTCGCCCGTCCAGACGGTGTACTGCGCCTCCGCCGAGAACTCTCCGTCAATGCTGACCTCTACGATACGCTTCCCGGACCGCTGAGGCTCCTTGAACGCGCCGCTACTCGCGAGGTCGAAACGGTCCTCCGTGAGCGGCTGGTCGATGTTGATGGTCGCCGCGAGCACATCGACATCACCAGAGAGCCCGCTCGTAGTCACAACAAGCTGAGACGGCTTGATGAGGTCGGCGTCCGGATAGGTCGGGGTCTCCTTCGACTCGAGTGTCTCCGCCTTGCCGATGAAAGACGGCGTGAACATGAGCGGCGCGTTGCGCTCGACCCGGAACGAACCGCCGGTGAGCTTCGTGCCGACCACCTGGAACATCTTGTCGGTTGGCATCCCTCGATAGATGCCGAGAGTGAGACCCGTCGGCAGGTCATCGTCTGGAGTGAAAGTGTGCGTGTAATCGGGACCGGCCCCGCTCGTCGAGACCGCACCGAGCAGGTGCTTGAACAGAAGCTCGAGCCCTTCCCATCTGACGGGGAGCGGGATGTCACCGCCCACCGTCGAGGAACCGAGCAGGACCTCCCATAGCGACGCGCCAGCGAGACTCGGGTCGTCGTAGAACGTGGGATTCCATCTGACCGTCTCGCCGCCCGCCATCTTGTAGAAGCTCGTGGGCGTCACGCCCGTTCCCCAGGTACTCTCTTCGGACCACCCGACCCACGCCTTCGAGCCGAGACCAGGAGCAGGCATCTTAGACCTCCTTGTCCTTCTTGGGTATCGTTGCCTTCTTCTTCACCGCCCCCTCGCTCGCGCTCTTCGTTCCCGCGAGCTCGTAGTTGGCGGGGTCGCGCTCGACGAGCTCTCTGGCAACGGGGTCAGGCACGTCGATGGTCTTTCCGCGCTCGACCTTCCCCGCGCCAGGAATCACCATGACCCTCGGTCCACGCTCGCCCTTATAGAGTAGCCGCTTCATTCCGTTCCTCCCTCAACCGTGAGTCCCCTTGAGACCTCCATAGACCCGGTTACAATCGGTTATCTCCTGCGTCCCGGCCTGTCACCCTGTCCCGCGAACAATCAGCCTCAGAGAGCCTCTATGGGTCTCCGTGGTCGTACCGATAGGTGATGTGAAACTCGAGCCTGATGAGCTCGGTGTATTCGCCGTCAACCTGCCACTTGCGGACCTCGAAGAGCTCGAGCATGATGACGTAACCAAGAGAGAGCACCTCGTTGTCCGACTGCTCGAAGAGAGCACGCTCAACATCCTGCCTGACCTTGTTGAGCTCGGACCCCTGGTCGCCTTCGTCGTTGCAGTATCCCCACACCGGCTGAACGAGCACCCGGTCGTTTGTCTGCACCTGAAGGTCGCCCGGCTCTCGCGCGGGTGGCATGAAGAGCACCGGAAAGTCGTTGCACTCGTTCGGCATCCGGAGCTTTCGGCTCACCTCGCGATAATCGAACCAGTAACCCGCCGCCTGCGAGATAGCCTGCAATCTCGACAGAACCTCGAGCTCGATTTCTTCAACCTTCGGTGTGTCCGGCACGTCATCCCTCCACGAACCGCTGGACTGTTCTCTCGTATATCTGCCGGACCTCGGGCTCCGCCTGTTCCGCCGCCTTCTCCGCGGCCTTGAACGCCGGAATCTGAACTGACCGCACCGAAATCCACTTGCCGTCCTGCGTCTGGAACCGAAGCCAAGGTCTACCCTCGATGTATTTCCCACCTTCGAGAACCTCTGCATAGAACACCGGCGTGCCCGCGCCACCGGTCACATTGAGTCCATCGAAATCAAGAAACTCTCGAACCGACCGGTACAGGTTTCCGCTTCGGGAGTAGAGCGGTCCGGCGGAGTAGTTGCGCTTGAGCTCGTTTGAGACGATGACGCTCGCCTTCCGCGCCGCGTCGAGAAACCGCCTCTTCCACGCGGACGACTTCCGCCTGATTCTCTGCAAGAGCTCTTCGTCACCGAGGACCCGGATGCTCATGCTGTCCATCAGACAGCCCCCATGCTCTGATGTCGGTACGGTGCGAGAGCCTGGACCTGCATCGGAGTGAGCTCATCCCGGCGGTATGTTTTTTGCTCTCCACCGAACGAGATTGACTGCACCCCCTCTGCCTGCCGTTCCTTCAGATACCACTTGCTCGCGACGAGCTCTACCGCGACCTGCCGCACGTCCTCCGGCACAGTCGCGTACCCCGCGGTGTATGTCACCTTGACCGTCTGAACCGGCGACGACGGGAACACATCTTGGAGCAGATACAGGATGCCCGCCTCGTAGTCGCACTCCCAATAGTCGTGCTCGTCGTCGCCATCGTAGTTGAAGCCCGCTCCCCCGTAGACATCTTCAATGCCGGTGATGCTCGTGATTGGCTTGTGTCTGAGCACCATATCCCGCTCACCGTCGCCTGTTCGATACTCTGTGTGTGTCGTCTCTGCGAACGTCCTGTGACAGTAGCCTTCGATGAAGGTCGTGACCCGTCCCAGGAGCGATGTCAGGAACGCATCGTGGTCAGAGCTCGAGATGCGAAGGTGGTCCTTCACGTCATCGAGAGTACAGAGCGTGTCGCTGACGGCTTCGAGAACCTCGAAGCACGACTCTGTGACCGGATAGGTCGAGATTTCCGCCCCGCTCACCTTTGCGTACCACTTGTAGTAGGCGACGCCGGACTCGAAATCGCTCAGGTCGATTCCCTCGACCTTGAACTCGCCCGTGTCAATCTTGACGATTGCGGGGTCCGATGAGAGCGTCAGCGTGTGGCGGAGCGTGTTGCCGGAATCGTAGAGCTCGACGTAGAAGCTCGCGTCCTGGTCCGGGTCGAAGGCGTCAGGTCCAACCCGGAACACGATGTCGATGTAGCCTTCCTCGTGCGGGTAGTATCTATACATAGCCTTCTCCCCCGTCGCGCCTCGGCCCGCCCTGATACCCGTGCCGTCGCATCCCGTAGTATGCCGTCTCTCCGAGAGCGTTCGTCGTGTAGCCCTGGCGAATGGCAGACACGCCGGGCCGCTGTCTGTGGTCGCTCGCGTTGCTCATCGTCACCCGATAGTCGATGGTATCGCCGGGCTCGATTGACACTCCGCTCATGTCTCCGTCGTCGGGGACATCGTTCCAGCCGCCGCCGTTGACCTGGTACTCTGCCGTGACATCAGCCGCGCACACTCCGTCGGTGTCATTCGTGCGGTCATAGACGAGCTCGAACATCGTGAGAGCCACCGCTCCGTCTGGCACGTCCCACGAACTTGTGAGCGTTGCTGTCCCGCTCTTCTTCCGGAACAGGGCCGGGTTGTCGTGCGATGACGGCGGTCCGCCCCCGAGCGTCCATGTGTTAGCGAGACTCACATCGAACGCTATTGTCCCTCCGTCCGTGTTCCCCAGGTCGAGCCCATCGACCGCGCTCTTCCGACGGAATCCGTCGTCGGTCAACAGAGAGACCACCACGCTATCATCGACCACCCTGATTGATACATCGCGCCAGCACGATTGCGGCCAGAACGGGTCGCCGTACTTGTAGTCCTGAACAACATAGGACGCATCATTCTTCCGGACATAGAGCCGAATCGCCGCTGCGCCCGCCCGGTACAGCACGACAACAATCTCGTCTCCAACCAACGTGTCTCGTCTCAGCCGCCACCGGAAATATGTTCCCCCACCTGCGAACCAGTTTGCCGAGAACGTCACGGTGAAATCGTCGGTCAGGTCAAGAGCCTCATCGTCCTCGAGCATCGTGTAGGTCGTCCCGGCTTCCGGCACCACATCGTCACCGACGAACGGTGGTACCTCGGACCAGTTGTGGACGTTCCAGTATTTCTGCGACGCCGGGTCCTCCACGGTGAGCACACCACCGCTCCGCTCGAGAGCCCCGGCAAGCGTCCATGTTGACCCGTCAAACGGGAACGCCTTGACGACCTCGACGGCCATCTCTACCTCTTCTTCCTCTTCGCGCTCTTCCTCTTGCCGCCCCTGACCTCGCGGTCCTTACCTTCGGTCACATCCTTCGTGACCTGCTCGTCCTCGTCGTCCTTCGCCTCATCATCGCTTGCGTCCTCGATGAGTCCCGGATGGTCACGGTTGAGCCGCGAGACCTCGCTCGGGCTCAGGTCGATGATGGTGCCGACCTCGCGCACGGTGTAGACGCCCGTCTGGTATGTACCGCCGTATCGCTCGTCGAGAACCTCGGTGAACCTGACCTTCGGCATGATGCCTCCTTCGTGCGGGAGCCCGGCGAGACGGACCGACCGGGCTCCCGCGGCTTGTGACTCCCTACGACGTGATGTTGTAGCCCACCGCACACGCGGCCTGCGTCGAGTACGGGAACAACGCCTGGAAGTCGAGTCTCGTCGTGGCGACCATGACCAGAACATCGCTCTCGATGTAAACCTGGTCGGAAGCCGCCAGCTTGATGTCGCGCACCCGACCGTATGCCCACGAGGGGATGTGGTCGAGGATGACGATGGTCTTGGTCTTGGTGGTGTCGTCGTAGATACCACTCGCGTTCAGGTCCTCGCGGACGAACTGCGACGGAACGACCGGGATACCCATGAGCATCCCGAGCTCGCCGGTCCTTGCAGTCGCCCGGTCGCCGTAGGCGTAGACGGGAACCACGACCGGATTGTCCGAGGCGTCCTTGAGCGTGAGCATCTGGTAGTAGACAGACACGCTCGGAATCCATTGAAGCTCAGTCGGGTTGAGTCCCGTCTTGCCCATCGCCTTCCGGAGCGAGATGAACCCGTCGAGGTCGAAGTCCGACCCGAGGTCCACCTTCACGTCGGTGTTCTGTTCCGCGTAGTACCTGAAGCCGTCCCATGCGTTCCGGATGTCGCTCGCCGTCCCGCTCGGGTCGTCACCGGTGTCGATGGCTCCGGTGGACTGTCCTTCGATGGTCGCCTTCTCGATTGCCTTCGAGATTCCGAGACGAATCTCGTCCTCGATGACAGGTGCCATCGGAACGATGGAGTCCTCGTCGAGCTCGCCGGTCCAGAGCACGCGCACCGCGGGCTTCACCGCCGTGAACGTGACCTCGTGCGTCCCGAGCCTGGAACGGGTGAACTTGGTGATGCTCGACCCGTCCGTCTGCTCAGACGCGAGGTAGCCGGTTGCGCCGCTGATGGACACCGGGAGCTTGAACGGGCTCCGCGGCATCGGGATGGTCCGATGCGGTGCGGCGACCTGAAGGCTCATCTCGATGCGCCGCATGAGCTCCGCGGACATGGTGGTCGGCACCCAATCCGCGCCCTCGGCGTCATCTCCGGCGTTCATCGTCTTGGCGAAGTCGTCCGTTGCGCGGCTCCACTCGTTGAAGAGCTTGAGGCTCTTCATGCCAGCGTAGTCCACGCCACGGCGACCCATCTTCATCCGGTGCGTCAGGTAGAGCGCGTCATTGAGCTTCTGAAGCCGCTTGATGCGCTCGTCGTTCGTCGGAGTCGTGATGACGGTCCTGCGTCCCTCTTCCGTCGTGATGTCCGCGCCCGCGACGAGCGGAGCCATGATGTCGGCCTCCACCTTCGACCGCTTGGCGTTCTCGAGCTTCGTCAGCCGCTCCGACACGGTGACGAGCTCTTCCTTCGCC